CACATGAAACCTTTTAAGCGCCTTGAGATCCGAAGACACATCGAGGATTGCTCCATCCGAAGGAATAACGCTCTCTAGCTTTGTAGCGAACATTACCCGTATCGAAATCACCTTCCATAGAAGTGCTAATCGGGGTTCTTTCAAAGTGCTTAAACCCATCAGGACAGTCAGTTCTGAGGAACCATGCATCAGTATCCGTCAAGAAATGGTTAACTGCGTAGCCTTCCGGCAACAGTCCCATATTCTTAATTGCGTTGATGTCATTGTCTGCAGTTCCAACTCTTCCGGGAGTTTCTAACAAACGATCAGCCACAAACTGAAGTTGAGGAGGAACAATTAGTTTCATTCCTCTTAAAGCCAGAATCATATTTCTGTCATCAACAAAAGTTGAAATGCTGATCAAAGCATTTTCCAATGAAGTTTCATTAAGGTCTGCCATCGTTGTTTGACGGTTTGCCAGTGATCCTCCATCAGCTAATGTGTGTGCAGTATTGATTAAGGAAACACCATCGCCGCCGGTATAACTGCTACTGAACGCATTATTCAATACGTTAGCAGCTTTCACTTGTTTAGTGTGAGCCATACTTCTTGCAAGAGCCTTTGTATAACGAGCGCCAAGGCGGTCATACAAATTATCTTCTACTGCTTCCTCAGTCAGCGCAAACGCCAGAGCTACTGTCTCGTGAGTATAACGAGCAGTAAATCCTTCAGTTGCACTGTCAAACTGAACGCCTTGGCCTTCCGATTTAACAGAAGCATTGCCAAAACCTACGATTAACACCTCTTCTTCAAATGCTCGATCTGAAGATTCCGTGTCGAAGATCTCAGCATGTTCGTTTTCATAACGATCATACTCCATGCCAAAAAGGGCATTAAGACCAGGCTCTAGTTCTTTCGCTAATTGTGCGCGTGAAATAGCCATTTATCGAGCCTCCCTTATGCTAGACCAACTTGCTTCGCACCAAACAGATGGTTCTGTATGGTAACAAGCACGTTGGTATTGGCTGTACTTACATCTGAATTTTCCGGGTCTTCCGAAATATCCAGGGCTTTTAATGGCAATGTCGCTGTTGTCGCACCAGTTGTAACATCTAACTCCATATACGAAATACCGCTGTCAGAGCTACCCGTTCCAGAGTTATCAACAATATCAAAATTGCCCCACAGGTCAGCAACAGGGAAAGCCGCATCAGCTTGCACCAAGAACACATCCATTGGATGGTCAAAGAGGAAAGCTACTGCATCAGTGGCCGCGTTTCCGGGCCAATAATTGCTCCATGTTGGCTTGCTTGTGGTTGGATCTGTATAAAAACATCCGTTAAATACGCCAACAAGAATATCGCTGGTCGCGCTACCGCTGTCTGCCCTAGCAACCCGCGTAACAATACCAGCAGTACCCTGAGTAACAATGTCACCCATGTATATGTTGGTAGTGTTAGTTGCATCACCAGTCGTTATTCGATAACGAGACTGCCCTGAAGAGTTATAATTACCCTGCAGGTTACGCACATAACGGAGTCCAAAAGGCGCATCTTTATTGGCCATTTGAATTTTCTCCTATATAAACACAATCAAAATTAAGGTTCTCCGGAACCCCCAAATGTAACTTTAGATTTACGGTCCTGGGATATAGGCATACGAGGATCACTATCCTTCATGAGATCATTGTCAACAGCAGTCATTTGATGTTCTGTCTGTCTCTGATAATACTCATTTCTTTCGTTTGCCGTTTCCTCCGGTATCTTAGCAAGGATTAATCCACCAACGCCCACAGTACCAGCATGTTTACCTTCGTCGATTGTCGGCAAATCATAGCCTTCAACTTCAGATGGATTCACAGGCTCGTATCCCTCGCGTAATCGCATGTGTACATTAGTTTTATCTTCCTCGCCACGGATATGGGTTCTAATCCATCGGTAACGCATACCTGGCGGAGCTTCCGGTGTTTCTAGTACCTGAGGTGGCTTCCATGGTTGCCTAGTCGCTTTACTGCCCCTAGCAGTTTGACTCCTTGGGGCTCTCTTCGATCCAGCATTTTTAGTTTCTGTCATGATGCCTGTAACCTCATTTTCTGTTTTGCGTATTCTTTGAACGATACACCTAGTCTCTTAGATAATGATTGTTCACTAGGAGTAAGCTCAATCCTACGATCATTTTGACTGCGTCCATTTCCTGTTGTGCGCGTACCGGAAACTACGGTCTGGACGGGTTTTCCGCTGTTTCCTGCGTTGCTTTCCGCTTTGAACTTGTTTGGAAGTTCCTCGCGTAATCTACTATCTAAATTAGAATAGTATTCATTAGACTCCAAGTCAATTCCAGACTCAGCTAATTCTTGATGTATTACCATGGCTGTGCTTGTCATTATCCTATCAACACCAAACCATTCATTCTTTTCTGCCCACCCTTGAGCCTTTTGAGAGGGCTCAGAATACTGAGGTTGAGGGGGTTGTTGCTGTTGCTGTGGCTGATTTTGCGCTGCTCGTTGTTGTGCTGCCTGGTTTTGATTCCAAGCCTGCATATCCTCTTCGTACTTGGCTAACTCTCT